GTGCTTAGCGTCGATGTTAAACAATGCACCAACAAAAGATCTTGTTGCTTTATCAGAGCCATCAATGTTAAGCGCTGGATCGATAAATCTAAAGTCGTTTGCAAGAATCTTAATTAAGTTTCCAGCATCGCGATAAGTTTTCGGTAAGTCAATAAACTTGTATTCAGATGTAATAAATCTCTGTACTTCACGTTGTAGATCAGTTCTGTTGTTGCTCAAGATTTCTTTAGCAAATTTGAATTGCTTATCTTCTTCCCATCCAAACTCAGGCTGTTTAGTTGGGCCTAGAGCTTGTGGAGTGTTGTAGAATAGAGCATTGTAGAAGATCATACCCAATTCTTTTGCTTGCTGTTCTTGTGCTTCACTACCAACTTCTGGTCTCATATCTTGACCTGCGTACTTACCAATTGCAACCTGGCTTACAATTTCACCAAGCTTACGATAAGATTGAGCAGTTGCAACTCTTGTATTTTCAGGAATACGTAGTTCGTTGTTCCAATAATAGAAGTCTGCATTCCAGCGAGATGCTAAGTTACCACCGTAGTTCAAATCCCAGCTCATAGCATCGATAATGTAACCTGAGTCACGACGACATTTTGCTTTACTGTAATCTACGATTGTAAAGTTATCTCTTAAGAAGTCTGTTACGTCATCAGCAAGTTCATTTAAGTTAGCATCGATTTCATCTGCTGCCCAAAGCTTGCTTGCATCAACCCAAGATGTATCTGGCTCGATAAGCTCTGGCATTGCATCTAATCCATCTCTGCGAATTACTTCTTCAATGATACGTACCATGTCTGCAACCCATTCGCCTTCTGTGGCAGTTGCAGGAGTTCCAGTGGTATCCTGGCCAGTTGCTTGTTCTCTAACAACTTTATCTACCAAATCAGCCATTTCTACATAGAAGTCAGCAGTTTGAGTTCTTTGATCAAATGGTAATACGCTTGTTGCATTGTCAAAGTACATATTAGCGCATAGACGAGTCGCATAGTTTGTTACGTGCTGAACGTCGTGTGATAGAGCATCTACAATAATACCAACATCTCTGCGGCATTTCTCTTTAGGATAACTAATACCATTGTATTCTGTTGAGATGAAGTTAATCATACTTGTTACGAGTGTTTCAAGCGAATCATCAACTAAATCTTTTTCAGATTTAACAATTGTTGGCATCCAAGCAGTCTGTGGCTCAATACGAGCTGGTAGATTGTCTGGATTATTATCATCCGCAATATTTGCAACCATCATTGCAAGCTCTTTTACTTCAGCCGCAATTTCACGTCTTGCAGTTAAGCTTGACTTATCTTGCTTTCTAGTATGTCCAAGAACTGTTTGAACTGCATCTGCTTTTGCACTTACAAATGTATGTGGCTGAATGTAACCATTTGCACTACCAACATTTACTGTGATTGTAGTAGATGTTACAGACTCAACTTTGATTGGTGCATTACCAAACGGATCAGATGCTCTTGGTGATGATAACTCAACTACTTCAGAGTCAGCTGTTACACAACTAAATTTAAATGAATCAACTGGGAACGTTACGTAATCTCCAACTTTTAAGCTGTGCCCGCCCGGAAGTGTTACAACAAACGTACCATCTAATGGATCGTAAGATGCAGTTGAAGGTGTGTAAGTTCTACCAATTCTCATTGGAACTGTTTCGTTACGAACAACGTCATGCATTACATGAGCCATTCTTGTGAATGCTTCTCTTGTTGCATCTCTTTGATCAAGCGGAAGTAAGTTTGTCATATTTACAAAGTAGATTTGAGCTGCATTCCACATAGCAGCGTTACCGCCGTATTGAATATCATGTGAGATTGCATCAACCATGTATCCTGTATCACGACGGCACTTAGCTGAGTTGTACTCAAGATAATTGAATGTGTCTTGTAGGAATTTGTTTACACCACCTGCTAGTGTAGATTTACGACCTTCGATAATCGCGACGTCAGTCTCGTAATCATATCCTGTTGCTGCAGCATCATCTACATCTGGTTCTTGAGCAGCAGGTAGATTGATAAGTGAGTCTTCAAGAATAATATCTCTTACGATTAAGAATAAATTCTCAACGTCTACACCTGTTCCAGCAACCACATTGCCGAATCCAGATAGTACTTGAGATGCAGCATTTCCCGGTGTAGGAGTTACTGTTTGCTTAAGAACAACTCTTTCCGCAATTGCAGCTACGTGAGCAAATACTCCAGCAGTTTCAGTTCTTTGATTTGCAGGTAATACTGATGTTCCATTTTCAAAGTAAAGGTTGGCAACGTCTCTCATTGCAACGTTAGAACCATGTCTAATGTCGAACGAAACCGCATCAACCATGTAACCGATGTCACGCTCACATTTATCTCTCTGAGCAACTGTTAATGCAGCCCATAGTGTAGGATACGTTTGCTCGAAGTGTGCTTTACCTTCAGCAGCTAAGAACGCCCTGTTCAACTGCAGACCATCAGTCGCTGCATTATCACTGTTACCAACGTTTGCTGTACCCCAGTTTGTGTAAGTCAAACCAGCTGTACCGTCTTTCATAATATTAATAATGTTGTCAAATGCTGCAGTAGCTCTTGACTTAGCAGTACCTAATAGTCTCGGCTCAATATCTCTTCTTAGATATTTAATTGCTTCAATTGTCTCGGCTAATTGCTCGTTAATTACGATGTCTGTTCCAACATTGCCAGCTCTATAAGCACGACCTGCATACTTACTTGGATAATCAGAACCGGTTTGTACATCGCGCTTAACTGCATCTAAAATGTAACCAACATCTCTAGCACATTTTTCTTCACTATAAGTAAAGTACTTATCGTTGATAAATGCAACCACTTCGTCTTGAATGAACTCTTTGTTCATTTGAAGTGACTTACGAGCAAAGGTTCTGCTTGGTTCAATCGCAGGTTGGATATCCGTATTTGCGACTGGCAAGATTCCTGTGCGCGGTGTCTGCTGACCTTCTGAGATGTCTAGTGAACCGGCATAATCTGGAATAACAAGTCTTCTATCAGTTACTTCCGCAATTGTGTCGAATAGAGTTTCTACTCTTGTTGCTGTAGTTGAGTTGGCAGCAAAACCTGTTTTTGGTTTAACTTGCTTAGTTGTGTTACCAGTTACTTCTTTAACAGCATTAGCATCTGCACTTACAAATGTATGCAATCCAGTATAAGTTCCTGCTTTACCAACGTTTACAGAAATTGATGTAGCTGTTTTAGCAATAATTCTTTGTGGAACTTCAAATGCTGGATCAGTTGATCTAGGATGCGAAATTTGTTGAGCAGGCGAACCACACTCTAATGTGATACCTTCTTCTTCAAGCCAAACATATTCACCAACTTCTAAGCTGTGTGATCCAATAGTAATTGTAAAGTGACCCGATGTTGGATCATATTCAGCATCTGTTGGAGTAAAGCTTGTACCAAACGTGCGCGCGATTGAATTACCTTGTACAACTTCTGCAGCTGTATTAGCAAGTTCTTCAAATGCTAGTCTTGTTGGCTCTCTTTGATCGTATGGCAGGATATTGATTGCATTTTTAAAGTAGAAACCAGCAGCGTTTGCTGTAGCAGCATCGCCACCATATTCCATATCTTCTGATACAGCGTCAGTAAGAAGACCAACATCTCTGTAGCAAAGTTCTTCGTTATATGCTAAACCATTGTACTCTTCTCTAATGTAATCAATGATTTCTTTTTGCCATTTAGCAGTATTACCTGCAATTGTTTCAAAATCTACATTGATGTCAGCATCGTAGCCAGTACCAGTCAAAGTAGGATCTTTGATAGTTGGTGTTGTTAGACCTGTGTCTTTACCATCTGTACCATATCCTTCACCGCCAGAAACATAACCAGCAGTATCGTAGTAACCTTCTGAACCGAATGTTTCTTTATAGTTATCTTCTTCAATAATGTCTGAAATTGTTTTAAACAATCTTACAACTTCGTTTGAAGCAGCTGGTGAAATAGAAGGTCTGATGGCATCTGTCAATGCACTTACAAATGTATGTGCTTCTGTATATGTACCAGCATTACCAACCTGTAGAGTAAATGTAGTTGCTGTTACTTCATCGACTCTAATAGGAGTGTTGAAGTAAGGATCAGTTGCACGTGGGTGAGAAATTTGCTGAGCAGGAGAACCACACTCGAATGTAATACCACCCTCTTCAATTACTACGTAATCTCCTACTGTTAAAGTGTGAGAAGCAACAGTTACAACCATAACACCTGTTGTTGGATTGTATGTTGCGGTTGTTGGTGTTAACGCATTAGTTGAAGCATTTAGAGTTTGAGTTGACAAAGATTGAGATGGATCTTGAATTTCTTCTTCTCTTACAATCTGTCCAGCCAATTTAGCAATATGCTGATAAGCAGCAGCAGTAACTGGTTTTTCAGCAGCTGCCAATACACTTACCATGTTGTCAAAGTAAACTCTTGCATTTCCGATTGTAGCAGCGTTTGAACCGTGCTGTACATCCCAACAAACTGCATCAATGAAGTAACCTAAGTCACGTTCACAATCCGCTACGTTATATGTTAAGTCAGGATAGTTATCAGCAATCCATGCCGTGACTTCATCTTGTAAGAATGCTTTGTTCGCTACTAGAGCATCTTTTGCTCTTAAAGCGTCTGCAGATACATATGATGTACCGAATGAAACAGCATCAGCATTACCCGCGCCATTGTTCATAATATCAATGATTTCGTTAAATGCTGCATTTGATCTTGTAATCGCAGTTGCGTCAGAAATCTTAGAAGCAACTTGATCTCTCAACCAGCCAATAGCACCAACTGTTTCAGTTAGTTGGTTGTCGATGACTTTTTGTGCACTTGTGTTACCAGTGCGATAAGCCAAGCCTGCAAAGATTGTATTAACGTTTGATCCTGTTGCAATATCTCTGCGTACCGCATCTAGAATATAACCAGTATCTCTTGCACATCTTGCGTCATCGTATACAAAATAATTAGTTCTAATCCAGTTATCAACATGGTCTTGTAAGAATGTTCTGTTCGACTGCAATAAGTCAGCTGCTAATCTACCTTGGCGAGTAACTTCTGCTGGTAGTTTGATTAGCGCACCTTCTTCGGCAGATACAAATGTATGAGTATTTGAATAGCCGTTTGCAGTTCCTGGATTTACTGTGATTGTTGTTGCATCAGTAGCAGTAACTACCAATGGCATCATATAATTAGGTTCACCAATACGTGGGTGGCTAATTTCTTCAATGCTTGCGCCATTTGCGCAGCTAAATGTAATGCTTCCTGGTTTAAACTCGACATGATCGTCTGTTGTAATTCCGTGACCAGAACCAAGTGTCACGACCATATCACCTGTTGATGGATTATAAGTTGCAGTGGTTGGTGTATGGAATGAATCGATCTTCGCAGGATCAGTCCAGTAAATTGCATTTGTATCAACACAATCCACATCAGCAGATACAAATGTATGAGCACCTGTGTATTTACCAGCATTAGCAACATTGACTTTAATTGTTGTTGCTGTTGTATCCATAATACGAACTGGCTGTCTGAATGCTGGATCTGACGGGCGTGGATGCGAAATCTCAATTGTTTCACCGTTTGCAGTATCACAGCTAAATGTAATACTCATATCCGCCATTGAAATCCACTTACCAGTTGGTAGAGCATGCTGACCAATTGTCAATGTCATGTCGCCATTTACTGGGTTATAATCTACTGCTGTTGGAGTAAACTTACCATCATATACGCCAGCCTCTCTAATTGCATTAGTTTCAGCGCTTACGAATGTATGAGCACCGGTGTATCCACCCGCGTTACCTACATTTACAGTAATTGTTGTCGCAGTTTTTGCGCTAATTGGAAGCGGTGTATTATATGCTGGATCTGTTTCTCTTGGATGAGAAATTTCTTCAGCAGGTGAACCACATTCAAATGTCATGCTTTCTTTTTCGATAATAATTGTATCACCGATTTGGAAATCATGCGCGCCGATTGTTACTACCATTGTGCCGTCGTCTACATCATATGTAGCAGCAGTTGGTGTATATTTCTTACTATTATTTCTTGCAATATTAATGATTTCATCAAAGCCGTCGTCAAGTCTTTGAATTACGACTGGATCAGAAACTGTATTTGCTGTTTCTTGTTTTAGATAATCAATTGCACCAATTGTTTCTGTGAGCTGATCGTTAACTGCAACCTTTGCAATACCTGAACGATAAGCGATACCAGATTGAATTGAGTTAAAGTTTGTACCTGTCTGCATATCTCTTAGTACTGCAGGTACAATGTAATCCTTCATATCACGTTGACATTTTTTGCTATCGTAGAAGAACCACTCATCATCAGCCCAATCCATCATGTAATCTTGGATGAACTTTTTGTTGGTTTGTAATTGCTTACGAGCATTGCGCTTATCAGCTGGAATGTTAGAATCATCACTAAATGTAATTTCAGATCCGATTACAACTACTGCGTCATCAGCAACTTCTTTAAGTGTATGTACACCGTTGTATCCTGTCGATCCTACGTTTAACGTAATAGTGTCAGTTGTTACTGCTCTAATTGGAAGTAATGATCTGAATGCTGGATCTGATTTACGTGGGTGCTTTAATTCTAATTTATTGCCATCCGTGTCGCAAGTAAAAGTAAATGATTCAGGAGTAAGTAAAATATATCTACCAACTTCTAAACCATGATCTTTAATAGTTAAAACAAACTCACCTGTTTTTGGTGTATAAGCAACTGCTGTTGGAGTAAACTTTTCACCATCAAAGTCTAAGATTTCAACAATTTCGTTGAATTTTTCGTATGCTTCAGCAGCAAATACCGCCGAGTTAGCTTCTACAAGATCATCAGTTGTTTGACGTAATCTTTGGTATGCAGCAACAGTTTCTTCACGTTGCGCTCCAATTACGTTTTTAGCAGCTTTAAAGTAATATGCATTACCCGCTGTGATTGAGTTGTAGTTTGTATCTAGTAGTGTGTCATATTTAACAGCTGGTAAGATAAACTCACGAATATCGCGCTTACACTTAGCCGAATCATATGCATAAAATTCTTCGTTATTATCTAACCAATCGATAAATTCTTCGATAATGAACTCACGATTGTCTTGTACCAATTCACGAGCTGCAACAGCTGGACCGTTACCTGTATCTGCAAAGATAATGTTGTTTGCAAACTCTTCGCCATTTTCCAAAACATTCAATGTTTCGTTAATTGAAACCGCGATACGATCTGTAACATCTGTATTCGCATTTGTAAAAATGTGATCTATTGAATCTTTAAGATGCTCAATAGAACCTACAGTTTCTGTAAGCTGTTCATTAACAACTACATATGAAATTGGTGAACGATATGTAATACCGTTTAGACGACCCCAGTAGTTTGAATTTGTTGCAAGGTCGTAACCAGTATTATCTACAATAATTCCTGTATCACGGAAACACTTATCAGCGTTATAGCCCTGATAGCCTAGTCCTGGGTTTCCGCCAAATCCTGTTGAAGTATTTGCTGTCAAATAATCAATCATATCATTAACAATATCTTGAGAATTTTCTTCTAAGATATCAGCAAAGTCTGCGTTAGCAACGAGATTAGTGCCTTGGCCGTCACTATCTCTAGCTGCTTCTGCTGGCTTAATAATGACTGTGCTACCGCGGGCGCGCATTGAGATGTCACCAAACTGAGAACCTGAGTTGTTCAATGTCATTTGACCGCCGTCAAGAGCAAAGAACGCCTGACGAGTAAAGATTGACAATGAACCAATACCGTTAACACCAGCACCGTTTTTAGCAACATAACCTGTACCGTTTTGAGTACGAGGTGTGAAACCAAAACAAAGTACGTAAGTATATAGTGAGTCAGTGTCTAGAACATCTCTGTCTGCCAATCGACAGCCTCCCCCCCGACCAACTAGTCTGTTCGGGAAGTCATCAATACCAATTTTTTCAATTTCACCAGTACCACCGCGTTGAGCATAAAGCATATCGCCTACTTCAACGTTGCCTTTCAAGTTACGTACATAAATTTGACGATCAGAATCGATGTCATCAATATATGAAATATAACCAGAAGCACCAGATGAGAATGTAACTTCATCGTCAACTTCAAACTGAGCTTGTGGGCTGTGACCTGATTTTAGATAGAACTCTTGGCCTAAATCAAGAATTGTACCCTTAGAGTTAAATGGGTTTAGAGGCGGTTCAACATCCAAACGGTTAAAGTTTGAAAGCTGTGAAGAGTCACGAAGATATGGAGAACGTCTCATTAACGCGCCAGGACGATAAGCAATCGCAAATCCACCTTCTGGCTGGTCGAAGTTATCGACCTCAAAGTTCATGTAAGAGAAACCTTGAACATAACAGCCAGAACCAACTAAGACGCCGTTAGTGCGCTCCCAACCTTTTTTCTTTTGAATTACTGTTGCGTACTGACCAGATGTGGATGTTAAAGAACAATCATCTGGAAGCATAATTGGTTCATCGACATAGTAAGTACCAGGACCACAAGAGATGTGAACTGCATTATTGATGTCATTACGATTGTAAGAACCACCAGCTTTTTCAAGAGCAATCTCTTCAGCTCTCTTAAGTGTACGTACCGGCTTTAGAATTGTACCATCGTTTTCATCATCACCGTCAGAAGCAACGTGTACTTTAAGAGCTTTTTCTGTTTTTCTTGAAACTTCATCGTACAATTGACGATAAGTCATGCGCTCAGTTTCACCGGTTTTTACATTTTTAAGAGCAAAGTATGAGTCTTCGTCGATCGGAGCTTCAAATGTTTTTGTTAAATTCATGTCAAAGTCAGCAAGTTCTGACTCTTCAATAACAGAATTTGAAATATTTACTTCTTCAAGATCTGAATTAGAAATTGTAGATCTATTTTGTACAAGACCGTCTGATGTGGAACTTGAAATGTCGATGTTTGTAGCAACAACGTCGCTCATATCACCTGTAAAAGTGGCATCTTCTAGTGTTGCGTTAGTAAAAGTGTTATTATTACCAGTGCCATCACTGAAATCAGAATTAGTAATTTGAACATTATTAGAAGTACCGTCGTTAAATTCGGAATTTGTAATTACAATGTTATTTGCTGTTGTATCAAAAATATCTGAGTTAGAAATATCAGTATCCCAGATGTCACCATTTGAGAAACGAGAGTTTGTGATATCAACGTTATCTAAATCTGTGTCACGGATATCTGAGTTTGAAATATCTGTATCTACGATAGTAGAGTTTGAAAATTCAACGTCAAAGATATCACCGTTTGAGAAATCTGTTGTTGTAATTGTTGAGTTTGAGATTGTAGCATCTTCAAGGATAAGCTCGTCAATTTCAATGTTTGTAAGAATAAGACCGTTAGCTGTACCTTGATCAATAGTAACGTTGTTATATTCTGAATCGTCAATTGTAGAATTTGTAAAGATATTGTTGTTACCAGTTGAGTTGTTAAGCTCAGATTGGTCTACAATTGTATTGGTAAATACGTTGTTATTACCGGTGCCGTCAGAAAAATCGGAGTCAGTAATTTCAGAGTTAGCGATAGTTACATCAGATAGCTCGGTACCAACCATTGTACCATCGACAATATCAGTATCTTCAATATCACCGTCGCTAAATGTGTTGTTTTCCATTGTGTTGTTATCGATCTGAGATCTTGTGATCGTAACATTTGTAATTGATCCACCAGTAATCGTAATTCTGTCAAAAATTTCATATTGAATAGCTTGAACTAATTCTTTACGGGTAATGTTTTTAGTTCCATCATCACCCTGAATCAAGTTTACAATGACAAAGAGGTCCTCGGATCTGGTATTGGCACCTTTTATTGGACCTAATTCTGAAATCTTTGACATTCTTAAATACCCTTTGTGTTTTTCTTATATTTATAAAAGTAGAGCGGCGTAGATTTGAATATCTTCGCTAAACGTCACGCCAAATTTCGTAATCATCTACTGCGTCGTAATATTTGTTTTGAAGTATAAGAGATTGCGTTAAAACGTTCATACTTTTACCAACACGTCCTTCGGGATTTATGACAATATCCCATTCATCATTTTTTCTTACTATTTCATCACCTTTTTTAAAAGTAAAATGGGATCCACTTATATATTTTCTACAAGCTTCTTCTGTACCTTCAAATATAGGAGTGCCTTCTAAAACTCTCCATTCGTTTGTAGGATGAAGATCTCCGCCAATTACTGCTATATCAAAATTTTCTTTAGTAGTTTCAAGACGTCTAATCCATTTTTCGAGCGTATCTACGGTATCGACGCTTATAAATTTTTTAACGTGCTCTTTTCCTCTATAAGTATTTATAGCTCGTAAACAATCGTTAAGGCTTTGATAATTTTCAGAACCTGGCCAATTAGAAAATGCATCTCTAGATTCTTGACAAAAATATTTTGTTACTAACGGATCATCTGAATTAAGAATTTTATGAGGATTCATTATGTGTAAGCTCCATAGATCGTACCGTTGTTAGTAATTTGTGGTGTTTTATTTCCCCATTTAACGCCTCTACCAGCTGCACCGCCTGTTCTATGTCCGGTACCACCGCGAGCACCCCAGCCTCCGCCACCGTTACCACCATGATTGGATACATTACCTTCTGTAGCGGTTGGATCGTTTGGATTTGTGCGTGAAGATTGGCCACCAGCCTGCTCTGGCCCACCACCAAAACCACCAGCCCAATCCTCTAAGTTGCCAACAGGTAACGGAGCACGAACACCTTCGCCTGGTAGAATTCGTCCGCCACCGCCGCCACCACCAATCGAGTCAGCACCTTTATTTTCTTGCACACCTCCACCTGAGCCACCTGCAGATCCACCTTGGCCTCGAATACTGTCTCCTCCTATGATGAATGAGGAATTAGACCCGCGCTCTCCTGGTTCACCTCCGGAGCCGCCCGCTGCACCATCGCTTCCGTTACCGCCACGGCCACCACCAGCGCCACCGCCGCCTCCACCTTGAATACCACCGCCGCCTCCGCCGCCACCACCAGCAACATAGGCATCGCTATAGTTTGTTAACGTTGGTTGAGGTCTTGAAGATCCTGTTTCGAATTCAACTCCGGGTGCGCCAGCTGCGCCATTACTACCAGCATTTCCTCCGCGGCCACCTGTTCCCATAATATATCCGTAATTTTCAATCATTACGCGCATTGGGTGATCTTCAACTAACATTCCGGGACCACCCGCAGTATTTCCATATACATAGACACCAGAATCTACAATAACTCTGAGGATACTTTCTTCGTTCCAACCTCTATCTTTTGCTTCTTCGATTACATTAAGATCTGCGGTGTTACTTCTAATTCTTAATTCGAAAATATTTACTGCGCCATAAAAGTCATCTAAACTAATAGCGCCTGAGGTTGGAACATTTGAATTTTCATCTACATTAGGTACAAAAGAGCCACCTCTGTAATACTCGCTTAATCCGTGAGAACCGGTTCCGCCGAATTCATCTACGATGTCTTGGATACTAATTATACCACTGCTCTTAACAGCCATTTACTTCCCCACTTTAGCTGAAAGTTCCTTAATGGCTTCAATAAGTAAACCTACTAAATTCCCGTGTCTAACTGCGTATGTTTCTTTACCTGTAACTGGGTCTACAGTTTCGTATACAATACCAGGTAATACTTTTTCAATTTCTTGAGCCATAACTCCTGACATTTCTTGATCTGGATTTGATTTATAGTTAAATGTATATCCGCCCAATTGCATTACTTTATCTAGAGCATTTTCAATTGGATTGATATTTTCTTTCATAGTCATATCTGATACTGTACCAAATGCCGTAATATCACCTGTTGCAGTAACTGTCCTAAAACCTACATCTGCTGAAGTACCGACCGATTGGCCAATTGAAATTGTACCATCTGATGAGTCATAGGTAACACCAGTTCCTCCCTGCAATGAATTTCTTGCTCGGGTTTGTGTAAAGTAAAGTCTTGAAGAACCTTCTGTTAAATTATCAGTTGAATGGTTTGTAAGCGAACTTACTGTACCATTTACGTTACCAGTAAATGTTGCTGGAATATTTGAAGCCGGGCCGCCGTTTTCGAAAATCTTTCTTCCATCTGGATGGTAAATATCGCCCGTAAACTGGCCTTTAATATTGTTACAAGTTAAATCAGTAATTACAGCAACATTCGCAGTTAGCGTGCCAGTACTTGTAATATTTGCTGTTTCAATACTTGTACCAATGGTGATGTCTGCACTAGTGACAATGCTTGGTACTGTAAGGACACCGTTAGGCGACAACTTAAATTGTTCACCAGCTTGAGAATTCATAATAAAGTTCGTATCGGTAGAATTGTCCATACCGATATCCCAAGCGTAAGTGCCGTCTGTATAACGAGTTCTACCACCAGAAGCAGCAAACTCAAATGTCGCAACAACTGATTGTGTAGCACCTGTGATGTTAATTGGAGATGCATAATCGATTGTTCCACCAGCTGTTGCAGCAGAAACATCGTCCATTCTCAACTCATCGACAGCTACGATGTTGTTTGCTGTAAAGTCGCCAAGAAGAGTAGCATCGCCGCTTGTACTATCTCCTGAACCAGAAGCAGTAACTGCCGAGTCTCGAAAGATTGCAACCATTTCATTGGTTTTATCTAACCAGTTTTGAAACGTTTGCGTTGTAGCTATGGTGGTAATACTAGGTTTCGACATTTAATTTGTTCTCTATGTTTTCTAAGCGCGCATTTACATTTTCTAAAGATTGTTTAACATCTTCACAATCGCGAATAAGCTTTTCGACTTTACGATGTAAAGCTCTTTCCTGTTTATATTTATTTAGAGCTGCGACGTCTGTATTGACTATCGCGCCACTATTTTCATCTCTTCGTAAAGCCGCATTTATCATGTCAATGCAATTCCTCTATAATCCTTAACAAACGGCACATTAAATTCGTTTGGAGCTAATAATTCAATTTTAATTGCAAAAGCTCTATATCCATCAAATGTACCTGCAGAACTTGTGTATCTTAATACGTCACTATTTTTATTAGCTTCTGCCACAGCATAACGATACTCTCTAAAGTCTGATGTGTTTACTGAAGATGAATATGTGTTAACACCTTCAATCATTTCTAATTCAATCCAGTTAATAGTATCAAACGCTGCACTATCTTGTGTATGTTGCGGACGAATGTAAACTTTAATATCAGTGCCGTTTGGCCTGTATCCAGTTAAGAAAACATTTAAATCTTCGGCGTCTAAATCTTCAGCTAACTCAATGCGTTTTGAAATATATCTAGAAGTTGTTGCCGCAGTATTTGTTACTTGATATTGATAAGCAAGTAATGTAGCAAGTTCTAGATCGACAAATGGTGTTGATGTAACATTTGATTTGTTTGCCATATCGACTTTAATTTCAAATGTTTTTGCATTAATAAAGTTGTTTGATTTACTATAAATTACAACACCTTTGCGAGTAAATTCATTATTTTGACCAAAATTCATGTTTAAATCATATGTTGCAGAAAGGTTGTTTGGATCTGTAAATGTGCCTTTAAGCGCAGTCGTTGTTACTGCATCATTTGATTTTTGAATCAACGGCTGAACATAACTAATATTAATGTTATCTACAGTACCAATAGTACCTTCGGTCTCGCTTGTAAAACCAGTAATAGTATCAGTTGCTTCAAACTTTTTGCTGCTTGTAGCAGAACTTTGTCTTAAGTGAAGTTCGTTTGCTGTTCTCTTATTATAATGACTTACAATACCTGCCACAAGTGGTTTACCGGTAGCACTTGATCCATTAAACGGACACGCGTGATCAGTTGTCATTTGAGTTGAACTATCAACACTTGCAATTCTAAAGATTTCTGAGTTACTTCCAGCAGTAATCATAATATAGTCACCAGCAGCATAATCAACAGCAAAGTCATTTCCTGATTGCGTAATTACGTTTGTGTTTTGAACCATACTTACTGAGTAACCATTGCTTACATCTTTATAAACAATCTCGCCTGGAGTAAATCTTCCATCCCAATCACTTAATGTTAAGAATTCGTGATCATCGTTTGTGAGTGTAATAGTACCAGTCGAGTTATTAAATTCGTGCCTGTATAGATTAAATTTAATATCTTCGTCTTGATATGATTTCCAAGCACGGTTGTTTGTTGATGTAAATAGAACACCATCACCCCAGTCCATAACAACTGCACCGCCAGATTGGAAATCTGTTCCACCAACCTTTGCAGTATAGTGTAAATAGTTTGGATCGTTAGCATCTGGCATAATTACCACTGCGTATTCTTTTTCAACATCCATGCGAACTGGAGCATCAAATTCTACTTCTGTTGCTGTAGATGAATCATTTGAAACGTTTACTTCAGAAGGTTTTAAATGCTTTTTAGAGAATGGTAAAATTGCACCAGATGGGTATCCGTTTACAACTTCACGTAATGTAATTGTTACTCCATTCACGTTACTCTTACGTCTAAAGAATAAATCAACTTTTGATATGAATACAGTATTTGAACCTTTACCCATACCTTTCTTAATAAAGAATGTTTGGGCAAGTGGATCACCAAAGCGACGTCTTTCTACTCTATTAGCCAGGTTTCTTGTAGTTGTTTCAGAAACTTCTGTAATCTCTGGCATACGTGTAGAAAGAGTTGATTTTTCTTGTGTAATATTATATGCGTGATAAGTAATTTCACCTTTTGATGTAGAAGCTGAATCAATACTTGACCATTGAGCAACGTCTACAACTGTTAAGACTCTATCGCCTACATAGAATGTTCCATCAGGAATTGTAAAGATAGCTCTTAATACACCGTTTGAATCTGACTTAACAGCGTCACCTGGCGACCCGAATCGACCAACGTCTCTTGCAAAATCTGAATTGGTCGTACCTGGCGTTACGTGATCATTAACATCTTTTCCATCAAAGAAGAAGTAATGACGAGTATTTGGTCTTAAACCAGAAACATAAACTCTAACGTTACGAGATCTCATAAATGGATTAAATGCTACGTTAGTAACAAAGTCACCTACTGCATTAGATCCACCATCGTTTACTTGAATACTTTGCTGCGTAACTCGCTGAGTTCTATTAAATACTCGTGTTCTTCTATTGCCATTCCATGTCTCGCTAACAAGTCTTTCAGAAATTGCACTTCTTTGCTCTCCAGTGATTGGCAAAAATTCTTGTAAATCTTGGAAAGGAGTAAGTAGATCAATTTCTACTGGAGTTGGATTTTGAATTGTGTCATGCGCCATATCATGGCTTGGAGATAATTCAACATTACCGTTATATTTCCAGAAGTTACTTACGCAGTTTCTAAAGTTTGTTGCGTAAGGTTGGCCTAATAATTTGATATTCGCATTTCTTCCAAGCGTACCAGTTTCAGCGTCGTTTACTGTTGGGAAAATAGACGCCCCTGTTGATGACTTATATTTTAAATCAATTGGATAAGTTTTTACTGCTGGAGTAAGAATGCTTTTATCAAAATGAATTGCAGATTTAAAATTAGGATCTTCTGTATTTGCGATATTAGCGTCATTCATTGGATCAACAATATAACCATTTTTAAATCTTGTCAATCCATTTTCATCTAAAACTGTAAGATTTTCTGTATCTTGCTCTAGTTGGTTTAATGAAATATAATACTCAAGACCTTCGATGCGCTTTTCAATCTTTTCGATATCACGCATTGTATAAACTGATGTACCTTTATTTTTTACTTTAACTGCGCATTCAGCTTTACCTGCTTCTTGGGCTTCTTTTTGGGATAATACTGGATAACCAGGAATTGTAATTTCACCAATTACTAACTCGTCTGGCCCAACCTTTGGAGAAACAGGATTTTCTGATTCTTCACCTTTTACAATTGAAGGTGTACCAAAGGAATCCATCGTAATTAAATCAACTCGTCCTAAGTAATGTTCTAAATCTGCAGTAATATTAGAAGCTAAAACTGGAACAGCAAAAGATCCAGTAAATGAATTTGTGTAAGCACCTACAGTTGTTGAAACAGTACCGGCAGCAGATGGAGTGCTATCAGTATAATCTACGTTTGAATCTTTATCTACGTGTGGTCTAAAATCAAAGCAATTTCTTAAATTATAAATCGTTCCTGTAGAAGCAATATAAGTATCAAGATCTGTTGACTTGATTGTGTTCGCCGCAGGTGAATCGCTATCATCAATTGGATAACTATTAATATTAAAGAAATAAGAACCAGTTGATGTGCTTGGTTCAAACACTGCTAGCTTAACGGTGACTGTGCCATTTGCTGGTTGTGGACGACCTCCAATATATTCCATATATGAAATATCATAGAAGTGGTCGTTTTGATTTGTATGTAGTCTAAAACTATCTTTAAGATCTGGATTACCAGATGCTGCCCCCGTAGTTCCTTCCCACACACCTAGAATTTCATAAGTATCAGGGAAGCCTAAGCTATATCTTGGAGTAGAAGAAGAATAAGTAACTCTTACGTATACTTCTTTTGAAAGCTTCGAATGCGGTTCAGCTTTTGTACCTTTTAATCTTTTATTAAAATACAATTGACCTGCCGGTGAAGAAACGCCGGGATCTAAGTTAATTGTCATTTCTGTGTTATTATTTTGAGTGGTATAACTGACAATATCAACTTGTGTATTTGTAGCATCGACAAAAACCATGTCGTCTTGATCAATCGCAAAGTCTTCATCGGTTGCTGCAGTAATTGTAATTGTATCGCTTGATACTGATACGTTATTATCATGCCCGCGGACAGGTACAATAGCATCTGTTACAGATCTCATAAACGATGTTCCAGAATCAAATATTAATGGAGAACGTTTAAACTCTTTTACCTTTGTATTCGCAGCAATTGTTGCTACACCACCGGTGCCTACAACTCTTCTTACTGATTCAAATACATTCGGTGACTGCATTTTAACACCAAATAGATATAATCTATCTTTAGTTACGTTTCTTACAAACGCAGAGCCAATTGTAGTACCACCGTTATTTTGTAGGTTTACTGAGCTGTAATCAATATCAAATGTACCACTTAAATCTGTAACATCTACATATGATCCATAATCGATAGAAATAGCTTGATCATCTTGAGTAGCTGTATTTGCTACATTATCGATTTCAAATGAAATCTTACCAGAGTTTTCTACACGGAAACCTTTAACATAAGCTGTGCCTTTACCTACAAGCACAACTAAATCGTCATCTCTTCTATCTAAATCTAATTTAAAATTAGAAGAAATATAGTTGCCTGATTCTTCGTATGTGCGTCTTGCAAACTCTTCTGCAATTGAATTAAATTGAGTAACATCTCGTAGTGTAACAGCGTTACCTTCTTGATATCTAATTAATGTAAAGAAATTAACGTCTTCGTCTGCGACAGATGTTGCTTTAACAACAAGGCTTGGCACCATTTTAAGACGATCAGCGCCCGGAGCATTCTCATTTTTAGATCCGTTTGCGTTATCGTATAGCGACCCATCTTGTAACGCACTAATCAGTTCTTCTTTTACTTCAAAACCAACTGATCTTTGATCTGGTTGATTTGTATATTTTGAAACAATTAATGTTTGAGCAGCAGTAAATAAGAAGTGGCCTTTTTGGAAGATAACGCCCGGCGATGCCTGAATGCCGAATGAATCACCTTCGTGATTTGTCTGTAGAGTAACGTTAATAGAGTCTACGTTTAATTCTCTAAGATCAGTTCTTTCTGCTGATTTTTCATAAACATACTTATTAATCGTAAGTAATTCACCGGCGTCAAATGCTGATTTGCCAGCGTCTTCTGTATTCAAGTAGTTAATATAAAAAGTATTTAGATCAGGTGGACGAGTTTCAAAACCACGAGAAGCAGTAATGACCGATGCCTTAAGACCAGTACTACTTGTGAGTTCGTAAACTACATCTACGTCTTTTTCTACGCCTGATTCTGTAATTGTAGTTGGACCTCCGATATATGTTTCTACATCGAATCCAGTTTTATCTACGACTTTTACGAATTTTAATCCATTAAGATCTGTAAAGTTACAACCTTTGATAACACTACCTTCTTGGTAAATGTTATCTCCGAATTGCTCGACCTGGTTTTGAAGGACTGTTTGAAGTTGAGTTAGCTCTCTCGCTTGAACTGCATAGGCAGGCTTAAACAAGATTCGATAGAACTGTTTCTCAATATCAAAGTCATCAAAATACGGTGCAATATTTAAGTCTGTATTAATAGGCATCTACTTTGTTTTCCTTAAATTTCCAAGACTAGTTTGTATTCTTCTCGTGAAGTTTCTGTTCTTTCAAGCGGAACAAAATCCTCCATGAAATACACTTCGCCAGATCTTTGGGTATATCTTGATTCTACAATATTATTAGCTACTGGTGTATTTATAGTCAGCCTTTGACCTGTAGCATTGATCAAATCTTTCGTCGGGTCTAATGAAATATCATTATTTGCCTCATTTACATAAGGACCCATGTAACTGCATAAGAAAATAGAATTTGAACTTGCTTCAATTTCATGCACTCTCGCTTCAAATGTTTTGTTATTATCTACATCAACCTGCTTAACAAGAGTATTGACTTCTACCTTACCATAGTCATTTGTAGTTACTTGAATTCTATTATCAAAAATATCTGGTGAATCTGTAATTTGAGTATTTGCAGGATCTGCACTAAACTCCGGATTTTTAATTAAACCAACTGCTGAATACGTATTTGATTTACCAATTTTATTATTATTTGTTTCTGTAATATAAGCATACATCAAAACGTGACGACAATGCAATTCATCAATTAGATTATAATTGTGACCACCTTTTGGAGCAAGAACAGGTCTTAAAACGGCTCTAACGTCAATAGAGTTTGGATCGTCTGGTGTAAAGTTAAACTTAGGATCTACAATTTCTGCAGTAATATTGTTATAGTTTTCACCAGTTTCAATTACTTCAATTGTTTTAATTGTACCATCTACTAATTTTGGAATAGCTGTACATCCACTCCCATCACCTTCTATTTTAACAGAAGGTAGAATTTTAGCAGATGATCCGTTGATAACACCGTCAGTCAAAGGATCTCCAACTACTTTAAATCGTCCGCGGCCCGTTGCTGATTCATAGATATATGTATCGATTTCGTAAGAGTGAGATTCTTCTGTATTAAAAATAGTAACATATAAAGTCATACCAGAATAATAATTACTAATTTCTGACAATACCCCTGAGCCTGCTGATACAACTATTGTTCCATCGTTTTGAGCTGGACCAAAAACCGCTGCAGTATCGATATGAGTATAACCGTTATTATCAATAAAGTTTTCTACAAAAATACTACTTACTGGAGAACCAGTGATTGCCGTGTTTGCAGGATTTACGGCGAAGTCTGTAGTTAATGGAACAAAACCAACTGCGTTATATGCTTCGAATTCTTGCTCAGTCATATAATACATAAACTTCCACAGATATCCATCAGGCATTAAATAAAGCTGTTCGTTTGTTTCAGCATTATAATTTGGTGGTGCTGTAGAAGGTGAACCATTATTATTGTTTAAGCATTTATAAACTCTATAATCTCCGGAATCGTTGTTATTTGGTTCGACTACGGCATAAAAGTTTGTACCTTCTAAATCGGCTTTATCGTCATATTGAGTATATACACTATCTTTTTGCCAAGGATAAAAACGAATCATATATTTAATATCCGAATTAAATACTTGTTTTCCAAAAAGAATATTTTCTTTAAAATCGTTTTTACTGTACTGTGAATTTACGGCATCAACAGTTGTCAGCTCAGTCAATGCAATTGACGAGACAGCGAAATAGAATTCGTTGTTTGCAATATCATCATAGAACAAACGTAACGTATCATTCTTGAGTTTTGTTGTTAAGACTTCTGCCATTTCACACCTTGAGCTTTTTTAATATTTATAAACAGTTTTAACCGCGTCTACGAACACGAGGTCTTGGATAAGTATGACCAGATGTTGGACGCGGTTTAAAGTTTCTTTTTGGATAACAATTTCCACCTTCTGGTCTTTGATTAATCCATCTAAGGATTTTATTTGGACCGCCTTGTAAACTTTGTCTATCGGTTGGGTCGTCTGCTTCTGTATCAAACATTTGATCTTCAGCAGCATTATCTACGATCCAAGCATGCGCTTCTGCTTGTGTCATATTTGGCCAAGATTCTGCAAGACAAGCTAAAACACCTGCGACTTGAGGTCCTGCCATACTTGTACCTTGATACTTATCAAAGTTATATCCACTTAATCTTGGGTCTGCAATGTCTCCAGCTTTTTCATGAACGCTGCTATTAATTGCTTCCCCTGCTGCATATACGTCTACTTGATTTCCGCAATTACTAAACGTAGCTTTATCTTCGTTATTATCATTGCCAAGAGCGCCGACGTTGATTACTGGTGCATAACCCGCGGCTGATCCAGTTCCTCTATGCAACCACCACTCATAATTACTACCAAAATAAGTTACATACGCTTTATTATTATAGTCTTGATCTGAGCTGTTTACTGTTTTCCAAGAATCGTTTCCTGCTGAAGCTACGATAATAATTCCATCATCAATGGCATCTTGAATATCTGCAACTCTTGAAGTAAAATAGTTTGGAAAGCTAATATCAATAGATCCACCGGTATAACATCCACGAGCTTCTAGCTCAGCGACTGTTAAATTTCTGCCTGGATTATAATCAACACCACGATACACTATGCGAGTAACATTGCCAAAATTATTTTCACCACAAGTAACTCCAGACCCATAACTGTTATTTGTAACTGTAGGATTTCTTCTACCTGTAGCAGAATTTATTGGTTTATTATTGTGCCAAGCACGTATGTAGTCCCACATGAGTGAGCTGGAGAGGCTGTTTGGATTAGTACCATATGGACTTATATTGTAAATATTGGCGTCTCTGGCCCATCCCTGTGAGTTACCAGCAACCGTTCCAGCACAATGACAGCCGTGGTTATTGTCGTCTGTGCGTTGAGCATTTCCAGAATCTACATATGGAGTATACGTGTAAGTGCCAGTACCAGATCCTACATCGTTTTGAAACCAATTATATTGTACGACACGAGTACCACCAGATCCATCAGGATTAACCGCAAACTCTGGATGAGCAGGATCAATATGTCCGTCAACAATTACGACATCAACATTTTTACCAGACGCGGTAACCCATAAATCAGAAGTAATGTTTGTTGTACCGCCGTCACCCCAATTACTTCTATTTGTAGCTTCGCTATGTCTTAATAAACCCCAGTTAATATCGGTGGCAGAGTCACCCCATGCTTTATCAAAATCACCGTCTTCAATTTTATACTGAGGGCGCGTTGTAATATTAACAAGTTCTGCTAAATCTACATCCCAAACTCTTGGATCTGCTCTGACTAATTCAACTTCTTCATCAGTAAGCATATAATGAGTATTACGGCTAATTGTTCTTTTATGAGCTACTTCAACTTCTCGATCAGGAATATACAGATTGCCACCAGGCGTTTCCATATCTTCATAAAAAGCTTTTAAATCTTCTTTACGATGAAGAGTAACAATCCATTCCCTGCGTTCCATATTAGTCCTCTAATTTTAAAAGGTTTAGAGTTGTGGTAATATTATTTGTAGAACCAGATTTATTTGTGACAGCAATTGCGACAGCAGTAGATGCGTTATCTGTATATCCAATGACAGCAGGTCCAAATTTTACTGTTTCGGCGCCAGCTGTAATTACTTCTGCAATAACACCTGCATCTGGCTCAGGATCTGAAGTTTCTGCACGAGAAGCGTCTGCTGTTCTTGCAGAAGCACTAATATAAATTCTTACCCATGCTGCGTGAGAAGTTTGAATTGAATAAAGAGCGTATCCTTTAAAACCATCAATATCACCATTAGAAGTTGCGCCATTTGCCAAGCTTGAGGCAGTATTTGATTTAGAGGTTCTTGAAGATAAAGATCCGCTGCTAACATCTGAGTTATTTGCTAATTGAACCCAGTTGCCGCTATGAGCAAAATAAGCTGCGCCTGTTGCATGAACGTGTGCAAACATGCCATGATACGTAGACGCGTTTGGTAAGTCGCTTTCTGTAGAGTAAACGTTATTGAATAATACTTTATTGCCACCCATATCTAAGTCTGATCCAGTTACAAGATCAATCACTTCAGTATTAGATAAACCACCATCTCCACCACCTGATCCTTGGGCATCATTTACCCAAGCATAGTCTGTACCATCCCAAGAAAGAATTTGATTATTTGACGCTGAACTTACGTTTAAATGCGCATCTACATCGTCTGTATCTAGAGAAGCAGCTGCATCTTTAAATGTTAAATTGCCGTTGCCATCTGTTGTTAATACTTGATTGTTAGAACCGTCGGTAATACCAAAACTGCCAATAAGTGTATCAGGTACATCTGTAAGATCGCCCCATTCGCCTGAGAACTGATCATCGTATAGTTC